GAGAAAAGAAAGGAAGAGTAAAAAGCGGTATTATGATGCAAAGAAAAAGGTGAGAGAATGATGATGAGAGAATTAGAGAAAAATTGGAGAGAAATGATGAAAAATAGAGAAAAATTGTGAAAAATAGAAAAAATTGTGAAAACTGTGGAGGTGTCCTGGCGATCGGTTCTAGACTTCTCTATCCTTACCTTTCCCCCTTATCGTTACCCTTATATGAGAATAAAATAAAAAGGAGAGACCGATTTGGTCTCTCCTAAAATTTTGCTTAAATTAAAGATTACTGGGCGGGCTTCTACAGCCTTTTAAAATTCAGCGTGAACATCTCTTTAGACAATAAAAAAATGCCCCGAAAAATCGGGGCAAATTTTATTAAAGCAGGTTAAAGGTCTTGAGGAAATCTTCGATTGGATCAGACAGCACCTTAATTTTCTTAGTAGTAGTAGTAGTAGAATCATCAAGGCTGAGAAGAGCCTTATAAACCTTCACTAGCCGCTCGACTTGAGGAGCAATTTCATCTACTACCGCAATAAAGTTATCAGGGTCAACCTCAATATCATGGGTGCCAAGCTCAGGATACCACTCATCCAGGAACTCAAAGAGAGTATCAACGACAAGCGCAGCCTGCTCCTTTCGAGCGGAATCAGTAGCCTTCTTCAGATCTGCTTTGCGCTCTTCCTCATCTGCAGCAATTGCCGCATTAAGGGTCTCCGCAAAATTATTTGCAATGTCTTCTGCCTTCTGGCCATTCTGCAGCATGGCCTTAAGTTCGTCAGTATTAAACATATGTTTCTTACCTCACTTTTATATATATAATATCTTTACCTTGTATATATATTATATCAAAATTTTTTATGAATATCAAGCCGCTCGAATGGTTTGATTTCTTCTCTCTTGGAAGTGCAGCCGATCGGTATTTAGTCTTTTTTTTAATTATATCATAAAATAAAATTAAAGTCAAATTGCCTCGAAAAATTCAGCCGTGAAAACTTGTTCACAAGAACAAGTTTTTGTTTGATGTAGCTAACAAGAACTTACCCTAGCTAAACCAAACTGAAGAGCTTTGGGTTCAAATTTGAAGCATATGCGTGTAGTACCGATCGGCCGAGCGGAAAAAATTGGTTTTCGGGATTGAGCAGGCGGTTGCATATGGGAGCTGGATTGAACAAAAAATTCGCATATGGGGGTACCGATCGGAATTCAGGCCGTATCGCCCACGATCGGCCTGTTGTATCCCCTCTACGATCATTATATCACAACCAGCCGCATTTGTCAATAGGCAAAATGCACAAAATTTTAGGAGGGCCGAAGCCCTCCCATTTTTTACCACCAGTTCCAACCTAAGTCAGCAAAGGTGTACCTATCTTCATACTCTTCTTCTTCCTCTTCTTCATTGAGGAAATCACACTCATCAGCAAAATTTCCAAGGGAACATTTTCCTTTTTCCCAGTAAGGGCAGTAAGTTGGGCAGTTTTGCATTTTTATCAACCTCTTTCTTATACATTCCAATTTCTTGCACTGTCAAGCCGCTTTGCGGTTTCTTCTGTCATTTGGTCACTTCCTTTCTGTATTATTATTGTATCAGAAAAGGGGCTGTTTGTCAACCCCTTTTCTGAATTTTTTTAGAAGGGAAGCTCACTTTCTGCGGTTTGTTCGTATTCATCAACAATGCAAGGAATGTCAATGAAAGAACGGCTTGCCATGTAATCGGCCATGTGAACGCAACGGTCAATGTTGGTAAAAGGTCTATCTTCCTTGTTAGTAGACCATTGCCCCATGTGTGCCCGCACAGCGTTCAGCATAAACTCAGAAGGCTGATAATCACACTCCTTAGCAAAATCGTTAAACAGAATCGCCGCATTTTCTGCATGATTCTTGTATTCCTTCTTGTCCATTTCTTCACCCGTGCCGTACTTAGCAGTGTCATGGATGATACAAGCCGCTATTACGTAATCCTTGTATTCATCCTTCATGTATGCGTAACTGGACATTCTCAGAAGTTCCTCAGCAAACATGACCACAGCCTTGGTATGACGAACTAGACCGCCCCAACCTTGGGAAAAAGCAGGATGGAACTTACCAGAAGAAGAAGCCCCAATCTGCCAGAAATAGGCAGGAACCCGCTCGTCAAGATAACTCTTGACCACCATCCGCAGTTCCTCATTGACAATAAGTTCCAGTTCACGCGCAAAGTACATAGAGTTGTTCATAGTATCAATTCCTTTCTCTGTTGGAAACCACTGTTTCCCCTGATTACAGTTATTATTATACCAGCCCTTGCCGCATTTGTCAACCCTTTTTTCGGGAAAAATTTTATTTGTTAGATTGCACAAACTTTTGGCGCGAAATTTGTGTAATCTGGGGTCTTGACAAAATATCGGCCGCTGCGTTCCACAGCGGCCGGCCATTATAGCACATTCATTTAATTTTGTCAAGGGGTAATTTTGCACAAAAAAACCGCCCTCAAACGAGGGCGATTTGGTAGGTCTTACGAATTTTCACTGGAACAAATTTCGGCATTTTGCACAAAACAAAACGGTCATTCCGCACATACTCCCCAATTTCCAGTTCTTGCCAGAGCGCACGATTTTTATCTTCATAACGCAAAGTGTTATACTTAGATAAAGGATGTGACCAGATGTAAGTAAATTCTCCATCTTTTGGCATGGTGTAATTTGGTGACTTTTTATAGTTTCGTGTGTGTTCCTTGCGTCTGCGGTCAAGGTCATTTGTTGTCCCGATTTTCAGAATGTATCTACCACAAGTATCGTGATAGTAACCAACGTAAAGAAATTCTTTCATTTTTACCACCTTTTTCATCGTTTTTTAAAGAAAATGGGGCATTTCTGCCCCATTTTCATCACTTTTTGGGCTTTCGCTTCTGTACAAGGGTCAATTCAAAGGAATCATCCCCAATTTTAAAAGCGATTTGACGCTCTTTGTTGGTAATTTCCACATTTTCAGTGGAAAATTCGCTGTTTTCGGTCAAGAAAGTTGCTAATTCTGCAATCAATCCGCCTTTTGTTGCATTGGGTTTGCGCTCACGGGGTTTTTTGTCAAAAGTTATCGGCTTTCTACGTTCCTTCACATTCGCCAACTTTTTGGCTTGCTTCTCTCGCTCAGGGTCAAGGTCAAAGCTCATTCGTTCGCCTCTGTCGATTGCCTTGTCATCTCTCAGGATTCCATCCGCTTCTTCTGCACTCACCCCCAACACACGCATGATTTTTTCCTTTTGGCTTTCTGCCATGCTATCATCTCCTTACATTGATTATTATAGCAGGTCAAAGGCAGATTGTCAACCCCCTTTTTGATTTTTTTGCCGGGGTGGAAGGGGAATTAAACCCCTTCCACCTTGATGAAGTAAGCCTTACGCTTTTCTTCAATCCGTTCGATGAAGCCATCATCCCGCATGAGCCGAACCACAGCGGAGACCTTGGAAGTGGACAGACCTTCACAAGCCGGAAATTCCTTAATCATGTCGCTAATGGTGTACCGCTTACCGCTTTCCATGCTATCCAGAATAGCAGCCTTGAGGGCTTCGTTTGCCTGCTGGGTGGCAGTAGGCTTCTTGTCAGAAGTGTTCTTCTTGGCAAGAAGTTCCAGTTCATGGTTGATAAACTCAACCAGCACAGGGTTCTCACTCACAGCGGGAATGGTCAGCAGAGTGTTGAAGTGGTCACGCTTGGTAGCCTTTTTGTTGTTAGCCATAGTATCAATCCCTTTCTGGTTTTTTAGACTGTCCTTGTCTTTCTGTTATTATTATACCAGATTCGGTCTAGCTTGTCAAGCATTTTTTTTTGGAACCGTTTCGCTTGACTTGGCCTTTCCTTATCTTGTATACACATTATACCACCGATTGAATCCCTTGTCAAGAGGTTTTTCAATTTTTTTTGGTGGACTGGGAAGGTTTTCCAGTAGGTCTAAGACTGTCGCTTCTCGCCGTTTCCTATCCCCTTGGAACAATGATAGTATACCATTTTTCCGCCTACCTGTCTATTGGCAAATTGCACAAAAAATTTTTTCGGGAAAATCCATGGGAAAATCTTTGTGCAAAATGTCAATAGACAAAATCTGCTGGCTGTGTTATAATGGAAATTTCGCCGCGCACATCCATGCGCGGCGCGCCAAAGTCAATTGACAAAATGCACAAAAAAAATCTTTGTGCAAAATGCCGAACTGAGGGCTAAGCCCTCAGTCGCTCCATTCTATGATGCCTTTTTCTTCGATACCCTGTACTTCATAGATGTTACAAGGCAAAGGTTTGTCCTCTGCAATATAGATTTCAAACTTGCGCCGGGCTTCTTTTTCATCTTCCGCTTCGATTTCACACCATCCGGAAAAATCAATGTAAAACTTTTTCATGTTATCAATCCTTTCTTTTTTAAGAGGAACTCCCCTCTTGATGCTTTTATTATACCACCAAGAGGGGAGAATGTCAAGGTTTTTTTATTCTTCTACGCTTTCAATCCACCCCTTAAGAAATTCCACGTTGTTTTCCTTCGCCGCAGAAAGAAGGTTAGATACGTCATATTCTTCCGGGCACAGGTTAAATGCTTCTTCCAAAAGGTCAAAGGTCTCCTTTAAGATGGAATAGCAAACTTCAACCCCAATTTTGTCCAGGTGCTTCCAAAGATAGCTTGCGTATTCCTTCTTCAAGTTATCAGCAGAGCATCCGCGATAGATGTAGTAGATTTCTTCAGACGTCTTTTCAGAGAGAAGGAACTCCTGAAAGTTTGCAGTGATGTTTTCACAGTCAAACTCCGCCTTGCCCCAAACCTTCTTGCTTACCTGTCCTCTGGAAAGGACTTCCCCGGTCATCATGTCAGTGTACTTCATGTACATCATTCCTTTCTTCTTTTGATGGTCTTATTATAACACTGGAAGGTGGATTTGTCAAGACATTTTTTCAAATTTTTCTTTGATTCTATCCAGTTCTTCCTGTTCTTCTCTTAGGCTTCTCCAAGAATCCTTATCATTGTCATACCAGAAAAAACCAAGTCGTCCGGGGATTGTGTTAAAATCACTGTCAGCGCAGGGTGAATAGTAACCTTCTTCCCGACAGAAATGCGTCAGCAAGTCTGCGGCGCGCGTTGTGAAGATTTTCACAAAGCATACATCCATGCCAAAGTCAACATCGGGAGAGATTTCAATGCGTTCACCCTTCCAATCAAACCATTGGAGTTCATCTCCAAGAATGCCCAACTGAAGCTTCATTTCATAGCTGCGGCAATCGTATTCATCTTCAAACTCCCTACCATCATCGGCGATGTACTTAGTAATAACAGTCATGCTATCAAGTCCTTTCCACTCCCTCTTGGAGTGTCTTTATTATAACACTCCAAGAGAGGTTTGTCAATAGTTTTTTCAGAGGATTTTACTTTCAGTCACAAAGTATTTTGCGTGGTGCAGTTTGAGAATTTCTTCCACCTTCTTGCTTTCTTGTTTAGTGGGGCAGTAGAAATTAAACAGATACCATTTTTCAATGTCTACATAGTTAAAGGATAAATCAAATCCTTTTGCCATGTCTCGCACAGGCTCAAATTCTGACTTGGGAATGGTGACTTCAATTCTCCAAAGTCTATCTTTCCTCATTTTTTCTTCAATGAGTTTAACCATGTAAACCCCAACAAGATTGCACAGACCAACCACAAGAACCTTCTGCCAAGTTGGCAATTCGCACACCATGTAAATAACTACCACAGTATACAGACCGTAGGCAATAGCATTTGCGATTGCGGCAATCGTTTTCCCGCCCTTGACAGTACAAAGGCTCTTGATGGTTTGAATGATAACATTCACCACATTCAAAAGAACAAACGTCCAAAAAAGATTCATTGTATCAACTCCTTTTCTGTATTATTAGTATAGCACAGGAAGGGGATTTTGTCAACCCCCTTCCCGCATTTTTTTCAGAAGTAAAAGCGGAAGAGAGAGGCCAAAGCGATAAGCTCGATGCTGTGCCACAGAAGTTTCACCATGCGGGGATGGTTCTTGGAGACCTCAGAGACAAAGCGGACAGCGCACCCGGCAGTAAGAATCATGGAGCAGGCAAGAATGTAAGTAGTCATAACTATCAATTCCTTTCTTATTTTCTGTAATTATTATACCATTTTTTTTGTAAAATGTCAAGAAGTTTTTTTATCCGGCGCAACAATTTTTTTCCTCTTGATGTTAATAGTATACCTGGTTTCAGGAGAAATGTCAATCGGGAAAATGACCAAAAATGCGGTTGAAAATTTGTGCAATCTACTACTTGACGCGAAAACCGGCCATGGCGTCTGTGCGCGGCCGGCGCAATTATACCACATTTTCTTTTGGCTGTCAATAGGCAAATTGCACAAAAAATTGAGGGGCTGTACGCCCCTCAGTCAAGTCCATTTGCGATAAATTCGTACAGGCGTCCATCTGCTTCTGGAACATTGACAGACAGCCAACCATTGGGGCTTTCATTGTACCACCACCCCATGCGCTCGATAATGTCAATGAGAGTGTACCGGGCTTCTTCGTTCATGCTGTTCATGTAAACTGCATAGGTCTCCATGAAATTCACCTCTTCTTTTAGGATGGTTTTATTATAGCACTTCATCATTGATTTGTCAATAGTTTTTTCAAAAAAAGATAGAAGCGATTGGGTAGCTAATCCAATCGCTTCTGCTCGGTTAATGTTGCGCCCCATTAACCAACTTTACTTTCACCTTCGCTAACTCGTGCAGTCCGGGTAAGAAAGAATAGTCAAAGAAACTTCCCTTAGTGCCTTTTGGCTTTATTACAAACTGTAAAGCAATTTTGGCACAAAACGAAATTCGTCCTTCAAAGTTTATTTCTTATAAAATAATTTATAAGAAATAAACTAGGGTGGTCGGTACTTGCTGTAATTCATTTTTTGTCCTTCCCTCCTTACATTCTTATTCTAACATGAATGGGCTTATTTGTCAACCCCTTTCTTTCATTTTTTTCAATCCCTATTGTATCCAGAGAAGTCAAGAATAATAGGGCGGTCATTCTTGTATCCAATGTTAGCTTCATGCAAGTCATTGATTGCATTTTCAATCACAAACTCACAAAGGGCTTTGCAGACCTTTTTCCCATACAGGGAAATAATCATTCCCGCCCACGTTCTGTCAAGAACACGTCCATAGCCATTGTGGTGGTCAGCTTTGTAAAAATCCTTCTGGATTTTTCTGTAAATCTGGTCGGTGGTGGTTCTACCTATCCGCTGGTAATGGATTTCCTTTGCTTTAGGAACGTGGCAACAAGAAAAATCCACCTTTTCCTGTGCTACAAAATCAACCCCGTTGATTGTAGCAATGTGCGCTGTTGCGGGGAAGAATTTTGCAAGGCCATTTGCAAGAGCCTTTTTGTAGATTTCCGCTTCTCGTTTGGCTTCCCCATAGTCCTCAGTAGACCATTTGACCACGAAGGGCAGGTCTTTGAAAATCAAACAGACCTTGCTAGAACCATCAGTTACAGAAATGCGGAAGCCGGTATGAATCCCTCTCAGTTTGCGCTCGATGTCATAAGCATCATCGTAGGGCTTGATGTTAAGTTTTACCAGCAGGGAAATGACTTCATCTCGAATCATTTGGCACCCCTCCCTTTCATGCTCTTATTATAGCAGACTGCGCTTTGATTGTCTATTGGCAAATTGCACAAAAAAAAATTGGCAAATTTTTCGGGAAAAAATCTTTGTGCAATTTGCCAGTAGACAGCGGGGAAAAAATTTGGTATAATGGAATGTTGCGCGAATTCCGGCCCGCTGCGTTCCACAGCGGGCGGCCAATTATACCACACAAAAATCCGCTTGTCAATAGGTAAATTGCACAAAAATAATTTGGAAAATTTTGATTCGTCAAAATACACAAATAAAAAAGCTGGGATAAAATCCCAGCTTTTTTAGCTTCTTGGTGCGCTCAGTACCAGCTTGTATTTTTTTCCATGGAAGATGAATGTTAATTCACGCTCAGGGTTTTCAATTACAATGTTTTGGGCGGCCGCATTTTCCAGAGTGTTAAAAAGCAAGTCAATCAGTTCCCGTTTTGTCGTATCCACCTTTCTTTCTCGTTTAACCGGCTCTGTTGGCTTTTTGCGGTCTGCTTGTCTGGCTTTCTTGGCCGCTTTTTCTTCTTCCGGGGTTAGTTCAAATAATTTTTCTCCTTTGTCAATCCGCTTATCACTTTCCAGAACATCGGCTATCTCTTCATCGGTCATACCTAGCTTTTTCATGGCGGCGACTTGCTGGTTTTCCATTTCAAAACCCCCTTTGGAGAAATAGGCGGGGGTTTTACCCCCGCCTTGGTAGGTTAGACAGTAACCTTCTGGAAGTAAGCCTTGCGCTTCTCCTCGAAACGCTCAACCTTTCCATCATCCCGCAGAATCCGAACCACAGCGGAGACCTTGGAAGTGGAAAGCCCCTCGCAAGCGGGGAACTTCTTAATCATCTCAGAGATGGTATAGAGGGTGTTATCCTCCATGCTATCCAAGATGGCCTCCATCAGCTTGACATTCGCCTGCTGGGTTGCAGTAGGCTTCTTGTCAGAGGTGTTCTTGCGAGCCAGAAGGTCAAGCTCGTGGTCGATGAAGGCAATCACTTCATCGTAGTTGGTTGCGGTGGTCGGATAGGAAGCCCGCAGAATCTGGAAGTAGTCTCTCTTAGTCATCTTCTTGTTGTTAGCCATAGTATCAACCCTTTCTGGTTTGTGAGGTGTCCTTCCTCTTTATGTATGTATTGTACCACAGGTTGAGCGACTTGTCAAGAGGTTTTTTCACATTTCAGAAATTTTTTTCTGCCTTGGTGTTCCACTACTGGCTGAGCCGCTCTCCCTTGGAACAATTATAGTATAGCATCTTCCCACCTTTTTGTCTACTGGCAAAATGCACAAAAAATTTTTCGGGATTTTTTGTGCTGAAATTTTTGTGCAAAATGTCAATAGATTTTTTTCCTGGGCTGTGTTATAATGGAATTTCTGCGCGCCACATCCGTCGGCGCGCCGCCCATTATACCATACTTTAAAACCTTTGTCAAGTGGGCAAATTGCACAAAAAAATGAGATGAATTTCTCATCTCACTCTAGCAAAGAAAATTTTATTCCAAAAATATTTTGCCTTTTTATCCCAAATTACATAAAAATGACCATTGTTAAAATTTGGCAAATTTGTTACTTTTACAATATCCTTTTTAGAAACGCCAAGTATTAAATGGCGGAATAGATGCCAAAAGACGCAAGGAATAAAAGCAATTATAAGCCCAATTGGTTGAAGAGGTTTTATAAACATTCTTTCCTTGTTAGCAAAAATAAAAGAAGAAGTTAAACAGTAACAAGCCAAGGATAAACATTTTCATTTTGTCAACCCCCCTCTTTCCTCTCTCACACGAGAGAGGAAAGAACTTCCAGCAGGTCGCAGTCTGTGGGGTCAATGGTCTTTCCCAAGTGCCAACCATTGCGAACCTTTGCATTGTCGTCAATCAGGATTGCGTAATCTGCGCTTTCCCGCACACTGTCCGCTTTTGTTGCCCCATACTGAACACCATGGAAGTGGTCAAACACAAAGCCCCACTTGTCAAGCCAAGCCTTTTTCGCGGCTCTTACGGCTTCCTTGTATTCTTCACTGGAGTTTTTGGACAGCCAAGTGATAATTCTGATTTCCCAACCGGATTTCTTGAGCATCCGCAGGATTTCGTTCATCTTGTCCATATCCCAGATGGGTGCTGCCTCTGCATAAGGACTTGCATCCTCAGCCCGCAGCTTAGGCAACCAGTTGTTCACGTTGTACAGGTCAGCGATTGTACCATCCATGTCAAAGCAGAGCATCTTTTTCATTACTATCAATTCCTTTCCTTTACTGTACCTAAAGTATACCATACCTTTTGGAGTTTGTCAACAGGTTTTTCAGACTTTCTTGAATTTTTTTTCTTTGGTAAACAGGTACAGTTCCTCAGACGTAGTTTGGAAAATAATCCCATTCCAACTGGGAAGGATTCGCAGAATAAGAGTATTGGGGTAGAGTCTTGCCCATTCGTTAATTCCTTCCACCAAGTCACAAGGCCACATAAATCATCATTCCTTTTCTCAATTTCTGTATTTATTATACTCTTAAAATTTTAATTTGTCAATAGGTAAATTGAAAAAAGAAGGGCAAGAGCCCTTCTTTTTTTTAACCCAGATAATCTTCCAAGGAGAAAGTGAAACCTTTCCAGGGGTATTCTTTATTCACCCTCTGTCTTTTCATTTCTTTCTCAAAACCTTCTTTCTTAGAAAGCAAAGTTATCAGGTAAGAATACCGCTTTTCGATGGCTCTCAGCTCAACCAAAACGTCATACATTTGGTAAAAGTCGAAAGTTTTTTCATCACACAGTTTCCATTCTTTGGCACTACTAGGGACTTCCAGCTTGTCGTCTACTTTCACGATGAATTTGATTTCCTTTCCTGTTGGTTCAATCAGGCCGTTGTGGTGCAGGCCGAGAATGTCTCCACCAGTAAAACCAAAGTCCCTTGCGTAGAAAATGGACTTGCCAGACTCCTTCACCATCATGTAGTTCATCAGCGTTTTCATTTTCATTTTCATCAATTCCTTTCTGTTGTTGGGGGTGTTCCCCTGATTTCTGTATTTATTATAGCACAGGTTTGGTGGTTTGTCAATCGTTTTCTGCGATTAAAAGTAAAAAAATCACATGGAAAATAGATAGAACCAGTGCAGGAAAAGAATGGTATTCCGCTGCGAAGAAAATCCATACATAAATCAATGTGAAAACCCAAGGTCTTACATTGTGTTTACGGATGAAGTTCAGAATCACTCTTGTCATTTCCACCCCTCACTTTCTGTATTCATTATAACACAGCCGGCCTGGTCTGTCAATCGTCAAATTGCACAAAAAAATTTTTCGGGAAAGTGGGCTTGAAAATTTTTGTGCAATTTGCCTATTGACAAATTTTTGGTCGTGTGTTATACTGGAATTTCGGCGCGCCACATTCGCTGGCGCGCGGCCGATTATATCACATTTTTCGCCAATTGTCAAGCCTTTTGGCGAAAAAATTTTGCACAAATCTCGTTTCAAAGATTTGTGCAAAATGTAGAATTTTTAGATTTCCATCTTCTCCCAATTCTGGATGTCTTCTGCTTGCCGGTAATCGGCATAAATGTCAACGATTTCATCGTATTTACCTCGGCCTAATGAAGTATGGCTTTCGTCGATGAACTTCAAGAAGTCTCCATCTAAGCTAATTATACTGTTGCTAGCAGCGTCAGTATACATCATTCTGTAATCTGTTTCGTTGAAAACCAGGTTTTCTTTGCGGTTCACATAGATAATCATAGTATTCCTTTCTCCGTGCGGGAGCGGGTACTATCCCGCCCCCTTTTCTTGTCCTTACAGGTTAATCAACTCGCCAGTAGGTGTATCGGTTGCCAATGTTTTCCAACATTGCTCGCTCGAGTGCATCTTCCCAGGTATACCCGTAGAGGATGTCATACTCTCCAGTCCAGGTGTCTACCACATAATATTCATTCATGGTTATCAGCTCCTTTGTTCTTTGTGATTATAGTATACCTTATTTTTTATCATTTGTCAAGTAGTCAAAATGCACAAAAAAAAGGCCCCGTAGGGCCTTAATCTTTCATCAGGTTTTTAGCATCTTTTTCAGTCGGAGGTACAGAACCCCACCAAAACTGTTTTTGTGTTCCATCCTTGCGTTTTAACGTCAGAATGTGGTTGTTATCAAACGCGCTTGTGATAGTCCACTTATAGTTTCCAATAGTACCTTTCATCATAGTTATCAATTCCTTTCTTAATTTCTGTATTTATTATAGCACATAGTCAGTTACTTGTCAAGTAATTATTTTGCACAAAAAAGAGACCAGGATTTTGTCAATCCTGGCCAGTAAGAAAGTCAAGTATTACTTTTTCACAGTTTGCATCTTCTTCTGAATCAAAAGGGCAACGATTTTTACTCGGACAGAAGTTACAGTTTTTATCAAGAGCAAGAAAGCTATTGATGATTTCCCGCAAGCGGTAATCACTTACTTCTATTTTCATTTATTATCAATCCTTTCTCTTAATTTCTGTATTTATTATATCATGCAATCTATTGTTTGTCAAGTAGTCATTTTGCACAAAAATTAAGAGGGCTTTCGCCCTCTTAGTCGTCGATGAATTTAATGTAATCTTCATCCTCTTCTTCATTCTCACAGACCACGACTATCAATGCTTCATCGTCGTTTTCTGTAAGTTCAACCCAAGCATCTGTGACCTTCCAGCCCCACAAGAAGGAACCTTTAGAAATGTCGTACATGGGCACTTTCCGCACAAGCTGACTTTCCTGCGCGTTCAGAGCCGTGATGAAGGTGTTATCTACCAACTCCCAATATTCATCTCTTTTGGAAGCTTTGATAATGTATTCTCTCAGTGTCATAGTTACCAATCCTTTCTGAGGTTCATTGGGTTTTCCTCTTCCCTTATCTTGATTACATTATACCATAAAATCAGAAAAGTGCAAGTAGTAAAATGCACAAACCTGGAGTAATTTAATTGTGCAAAATGCTGGATCCCATTAATTACCAATTCTTCCATCTTTTGGAAGATCGCCTTAAAAATAAGAGGGCTTTCGCCCTCTTAGTAGAACACCTCATAAATATCTTCGACAAGTTCTTTATACTCTTCGAAGTTACTAGAGTGAGCATCCGCAAACCCGCAAATCATAGCACCGGTATCATCTGCGCCAGGATGAGCGTCCCACCATGCAGTCCATTCAGTTCTCAGTTCTTCAATCGTCATCTTCATTTGAAACACTTCCTTTTCTTAATTTCTGTGTTTATTATACCATAATTCTCAGAGAAAACAAGAGGCAGAATAACCAAAGAATTGAAGCTGTATTTGTGCAAAGCGTCAAACCCTGGTTACCTAGTTACACGTAATTGTGTAACCTGTTACTGCAAAGAAAAAGGAAGAACTTTCGTTCTTCCTTCTCTTCTTTCTTTACTCTTCATACACCCCAAAAACAATATCGTCAGTCTGGTCAAGGGGAGTATCATTGTCAGCCAGAATCATCAGGTAAGTGGTTCCCTTCTCGAACCCCTCAGTATCGAATCCCCAGAGGTTTCCATCCTCAGTTCCCCACAGGTTTTCATCAACCACCCAAGCATCCAAGCCGTAGGTCTCACCGTAGTCACCTTCATGGTAGTTGCAAGCCGTTGCGTTGCATCCTGCGAGAACCATCATTGCTACCATAGCACCTGCTACCAGAATCATCATTGCCTTTTTCATTGTTGTCAACCCTTTCATTTTTTGTTTTTCTCTTGGTTTCTGTAGTTATTGTACCACAGGTTTTGCTTCTTGTCAAGAGGTTTTTCAGATTTTTTTATTTTTTTCTTTCAAGTACCTTTCCCCCTTGACAATTATAGTATAGCATAGCTTGCTTAGTTTGTCTATTGGCAAATTGCACAAATTTCGGGATCCCGTTTTGTGCAATTTGCCGAACGCTTTCATTGAAAAAATTCTTTAGCGCTTTAGCGCGCTGAAGTCTGGAGACATCTCGATTTTAGCGGTAGATAAATGAAAAGAAGGGCTTTTAGCCCTTCATCTCAGCGATTTTATTTTTCATCATTTCGATTTTCTTCATCATTTCCGCAATCTCAGCTTCTGCCTTTGCAATTTCTCTTTCATACCGTTTAACCTTTGCGTCCTTTGCTCTTTCCGCTCTGTACTCTTCAACGGTCATACCAGCTTTTGCGGCTTTCTCGTTTTCCTTTTCGGCCTTCTTTGCCTTTGCTTCTTCTTCTGCCTTCTTTGCGGTCTCGATTCTACGGGCCTTTTCCTCAGCTTCTTTTCTGATTACTTCTGTGGTCTTGACTTCCTTTTCATTGATGACGTATTCTTTGTTAGTGGCCTTTGCGATTTCAATCGCAGTCTCTGCATTTTCAGCGTTGACTTCCATGGTGGTGATAGCGTAGTTGTTGTTTCCCATCATGTAGTTGTTGTAATCGGCGATGGTCATAGCCTTGATAGTGTAAGTCTTTTTCATTGTGATTACCTCTTTCCTTAATTTCTGTATTCATTATACCATGAAGTGTGTTGCTTGTCAAGTCTTTTTTTTTTCTTTTTTTTATTCTTTCTCTTGACTCTTCTTCCTCTTTGTGATTATAGTATACCACAAGGCCCACTCATTGTCTATTGACATACCATACAAATTTTAGGATTCTGATTTGTGCAATTTGCCGAACCGAATTCAAATGAAAAAACTTTAGCGCTTTAGCGTGGTGAAGTCTGGAGACCTTTCGATGCTAACGAGAATCAAAGTCTTTGCTTGTTAAAGACTAAAGGCTTTAGCTAACCAATAGCTAAAGCCTTTAGTTTACTACCACTTCTTCTTGCTTCTGTTGTTGTACTATCATTGTATCGCTTCTTTTCTCCTTCCTCTTCTTCTTCTCTTCCTTTGTATTGCTGTTACTTACTTCCTCCTTTCTTTCCTTCTCTTTATTCTATCATTATTATCTATTGTCTCTCTTCTCTTCTTCCTTATCGAACACATAGCACACGTCACAGTGTATAGCTTTGCACTCATAACCATCAATGAACCGCACGCACTCGTATTCTCCAGAAGGATAGCGAATGTGTTTGACTGTTACTACCTGCCAGCTTTCACCTCTGTAATCATTGAGATAGCTTCTTCTTTTTGTTCTTGCGTACAGCTTCATCATTATGCTTTCCTCCTTTTGTTCTTTCTTTACTTCCTCTTCTTACTGTAATCATTATAACACATCACACGTTCTTTGTCAATACCCCGAGCGGATTTTTTTACAGACAATAGAAAAAGACAGAGGTTCAATGTACCTCTGTCCATACTCGTAGTATAATATCATCTGTTGTATCTGTTGGTGTATTATTATCAACTATCCATAACAAAAGAAAACTATTTTCATCAACTGTTCTATCAATGGTCCATGCCTGCCCTTGCTCGTCCTCAATGACCTGTTGCTGTGTATCTGTGTTACTGTCTATTACTGTATTATCTTCTTCACAAATCCATGCACCCACCATGCGGATAGTACCTAGGTCAGCTCCTTTGCACCAGTCCTCAAGAGCTGTAGTATCAAACAAAATCTCATTGGAAAATTTTTCTTTTTCTGGAATTCGTTCGAGCGGCTCCTCTGCCGGCTCAGAAGTTACACGGATACTTGGTGCTAAAAGAACAAAAGACAGAATCGTTGCAAAGAAGATACCAAAAAATCCCAGGGAAGAAATGGAAAAAGCAGAGGTATGGTGTTTCATTGAATAGTCCTTCTTTCTTTCTCAGATAATACTATTATAACACACTCATTCAATTTTGTCAATAGTTTTTGGGAAAATTTTCCCTGTACAAGTTGCACAAAGTTGCGCGAATAAAATTGTGCAATCTGTCAATTGACGCGAATAAGGCTCGTGGCGCCTGTCCACGAGCCTATGAACAAGGCCGGGGTGCTACGAGCGCTGATGCGCTCGCTTCTGGCGAATGCGGCAATACTTTTTATAGTTTTTTCTCAGTTATTTTTGTGGGGGGTAGTTTTCGGGAAAAAAATTTTTTTGTTTTTTGATTTTGTTCTGCGCTGGTCACAACTCTTTCTAAAAGTAATTTTGATTTCAAAACACGAAAACTCTTTCTAAAAGTAATTTTGATACGAAAACTCTTTCTAAAAGTAATTTTTACGAAGTAAACTTTTCGTTTAACTCCTCTGGAATCTTACACCCAAGTTCCTGCAAAACCTCAACAGCCGCCACATACTTCGGGTCAACATTTACTCCCTTAGCTTTAAAACAAATGTATTCGCCATTCCCATCTTGCAAAACAAATACATCAAGTTCATCACCATCATTAATCCCATATTGGTCTCGTAGACCCTTCGGCAGGACCACTCTACCAAGATTATCTACTTTACGCATTACATTCTGTGCAATTAGCTTCATACCTACATTTTCCTCCATAATATCTACAAAACATACTACATTGGCCATCTGCGCTCATACATGGCCTCGCTTTTATCAATAAATCATCTAATCCATCTTGAATACAAAGTTTTTCAAAAACATCCCAACCAAGTTCTTCAAAGCAACGTCTGGCAATATACTCATCACATGTTTTTTTAAAAATGGCACATTCTTCTTTAGTTGGAATATATTCTTCTTCTTCTTTATTATAATCATAACAAGGAATCGCTTCTCCATTAAACGCTATACTGTCTAAATGAATTCTTTTAGAAAAGGCTTGTTGCTGAATTATATATGGATCTATTTCTCTAACCAAATCATAAAAATCTTGCATATACGCCAATTTAATAATCCCAAGTTCAGACATAATGTACAACATTCCTATTCTCTATATTAAAACAATCGCCAACAATTTTTCCATCTTCAGTAAGATTCATTCCCATATCAATAACAGGAATATGAATTGCATAACAGTTTAAAAAATCTCTTTTTCCAATAGCACATATAACCAAATCTGCGCTTCCCAGATATTTCCAAATATTTTTTGTGCGCGAATGGCACAATGTAACGGTTGCACCGGCATCTGTCAATAATTTTGCGATAGTGCCGCAACCAATAACAACTACATCTTTACCGATCGGGTCCCAGCCGCAATATTCTAAATAATCTATAATATCTTCTTTTTTAAAGCCTTTAGTATCCTTTAGAACCATCATTATCCCATCCTTCTGGAAGAATTAAATCTAATATTCCTGTTAATATATTTGATATGGCAAAAATGGGGCCTCCAAAAGCAAAAATTAAACTAACAATAATCTATTTTGCGGTCGATAAACCTCTACAAGCCTAAATATATTCTAATGCGGCCAGCATAGACATAGTTCCCCATAAAATTCCAATAATTATTATGTGTGTCTCCATAGTATCGTCCCATCCTCATATCTATCTACAGTTTGATTAACAACAATACCAAAATCTTCATCATTATAAATGCTTGCATTAGGGCTAATCGCAGTCATTCCTATAATATTACAATCTTGGTATTTAGAAAAATCAAAAATAACACTTTTTTCTGTTGGAGAGTAAATTTCATTAAGAATTAAAGTAACTCCAGTATAAGACTCAACGATTTTTCCAAAACATAATTCGGTAGTCTACTAATAAATATCTGGATCGTTTAAAAGATATTTATTATTTAATACAGACTATATTTTTTGCTATTTACCACATAAAATTATATAAAGCACAGTAGCAACAATTAAAGAAGAACTTGAAAAAGCTGCTATTACAATATTAAAAATATTATTTATTTTTAAAGCCCCCTACTTTTTTCTTAATTATATTATATAAAAAATTTTTTGGAATGTCAATAAAATTCCATTGAACTAATTTGACATTAAAAAAAATTTCTGGTATAATATAATTATAAAGACTGGAGGTAGAAAATGATTAAGCTTGATTATTCTTTACAATCTCCAGAAGAAAGAAATGAGTTAGTTAAGTAGATCCTCGCTGAAGACCCAGAACCCAGCGAAAAATACTTAGAAGTTTTAGCAGACTACTTAATTCTTTGTATGGAGAAGCAAGAGAAAAAGGAGAAAAAAATTCTTACAGAAAATCGTATGGCTACGGTTAATAAAAGAGAATGCTCCTTTGAAGGGCTTGTTTCCCAGCTTGAAAATGGCGAAGATGGTATATATAATTTAATTTCCAATGATAAATAGACAATCTTTCAACCAAAAGTGACAATTACAAAAAAGGACTTAGAAGAAATTCCTAGCCTAAAGTAGTTGCGGCAAGCCATTGAGGCATGGGAAACGAAATTAAAAACGACTGAGGGAAAAGAAGCCTTTATGATAAAAAAGGCTCTTATTGAAATGCGGAAAGACCAATATATTATTAAAACAGCTTACCGCAGACCTATAACCCCTAATAAATTAACTCGTTCTCGCAGCTTTATCAAATTAGATGATAATACCCATGCGTTTGATGCAGATGGTTATCCAATAGTTGAAGGTGTATCACTGTTGGATCCGAACGTATGTTCAGCTATTTTATGTAATTATTCACGATTGAAAGAAGACAGTTGGGATTAGTTTGAAGGAGATACTTGGTATTTAATTTATGACTTTGAAAGAATTAGTGAAAAAGCATTAAAAAATTATCCTTTATATGAACGCATTGTTGAATATAAAATTGATGGTATGTAGAACACAGAAATTTAGACTAATATCCAAGTAGAATTTGGAATTAAACATAGTTTAGAATATATTTCTAGCTTATGGAGAAATAAAATTCCTAAACTAATTGCGTCTACTGCGGAAGATGAATATTTAAATTGGTATTATAGAGAAGTCGAACGAGGAAAATTTAAAAGATGCAGTCGTTGCGGCGAGATTAAATTGGCTCATAACAAATATTTTAGTAAAAATAAAACAAGTAAAGATGGTTATTATAGCATTTGTAAATGTTGTAGAAATACTAAGGCCAAAAAAGTATAATTTTTATTTGAAAATTACTAAAATTATTTAGAAAGGAGGCTAATTTATGTCTGATTAGACTTATTATTGCGAACGATGCAATAAAACTATGGATGGAGACTAGTTTTATACATCTAATAATTTAGAGAAATACCCCAATGATGGTAAGCTTCCTAAATGTAAAAAATGTATAACTGCTCATGTAGATAACTGGGATCCAGATACGTATTTATGGATTTTACAAGAAGTAGATGTACCTTATATTCCAGATGAATGGACAAAGTTAATGGCGACTTATGCGGCTCCTGGAAGAAAAGTAACTGGTACTTCTATTCTTGGCAGATATCTTTCTAAGATGAAATTAAAACAATATAAAGATTATCGTTGGAAAGATAGCGAATTTTTAAGAGAACTTTAGAATAATAAAATTGAATAGACTATGAAGCGTCAAGGGTATGGCGCAGCAGAAATTGCGCAAGCGATTGAAAGATCATCTTTCCCCATGCCAGAAAAACCATTAGAAGAGCCTGTATATAAAGATCCTCCTCCTGGCACTGAGGCTCCTCAAGAAGATTATTTTGCTTAGCAAAGTGGCGGAGAAAATGATTTTAATGATGATTTAACTGATGAAGATAGAACTTATCTTCGTTTAAAATGGGGAAAAACTTATAAGCCAGAAGAATGGATTAGGCTTGAATAGCTTTATAATGAGATGATGGAATCTTATGATATTCAATCTGCTGGTCATATTGATACTCTAAAGTTAATTTGTAAAACTTCTTTAAAAGCAAATCAATTGATCGATATTGGGGATAAACTTTCTTGTCCCCGTTAAACTCTTTGAATTGCTGGGAACTCCTTAGAGCCTTGTGACTACATAGAAATCTTCTATGAAGATATGCTAGAACGTTTGAAAACAACAAGGATTGGACAATCAGCAGCTAAATTTAATTACTTTAAAAAGGAAAAATGAAATGTATAAACAATATTTGGATACTCCATATGATATAAATGAAGATGGACAGTGTTTTAGTCATTTATCAAATAAAATACTAAAGCCTTAGATGTCTTCTAAATATCCGACCTATAATTTAACCATTAATGGAAGAAAAAGAAAAGTAAAAATTCATAGAATGGTTGCAGAAACTTTTCTTCCTACAATAAAAGGGAAAGATATTGTGAATCATAAAGATGGAGATACTCATAATTTTAAACTTTATAATCTTGAATGGTGTGACTATAAAGAAAATAATTAGCATGCTATTGATACAGGGCTTAGAAAAAAAGGTAATCAAATTATTAATAAATATATTAAAAATTTAGAAAATGAAGAATGGAAACCTGTGAAAGGTTATCCAAATTATTTAATTTCTTCAATCGGTCGCATAATGAATTTTAAAACCAAAAGATTATTAAAATAGACTATAGGAAATACAGGGTACTATGAAGTTAGCTTATGGAAAAATAATAAGGGAACGACTACTTAGATTCATAAAATAGTATATAGTAATTTTTTTGAAGATGATAATTTAAAAGGATTTGTAATTAATCATAAAGATGGAAATAAATTAAATAATAAAATTGATAATTTAGAAAAAATTACTTATTAGGAAAATAATCTCCATGCTGAATATATCATAAAAACTCATAATTGTGCAAAACCAATATTTTAGTTAAATAATGAGGGCGTTATAATAAATGAGTTTGCTTCAATAAATGAAGCACAAAGAAATACTGGTATTTCAAATATTAGTAGAGCAATAAAAACTTCAAGAACTGCTGGAGGTTTTTATTGGAAATTTAAAAGTAATTAAAAAAGTTCAACGACTATCCCATAAGGGAGTAGGGCATAAGCGACTGATGCCCCAAGTGGAGAGTATTTCTTCTCATAGAAGAAATAATGATATAGTCTCAACTTTATTGAAAGATAAAGAGAAAATTTGGCGAATTTTCGTAAGGTATAATGATAGAAGGTTTCCAAAAGATGAGTAAAGTTTATGATTCTTTAATGAAAAGCGGAAAGTTCGATTTGATGGACTATGAAAAACTTTACCTGCGGGCTGGCAGGGGTTTTGCTGCGGCAAAGCTAACGGGGAAGCCTAAACTAGTAATAGCATGGTAATCCCGTGGGAAATAAATTAAATATAAAGGAGAATTGTGATATATTTAATTTAAACCTGTATCGACTATTCCCTAGGCCTTCTGGGCAGGGAAGTACCAGTACTATTAGCACGTACTCTAGTTTTAGGAAACGAAGCTAGTTAAATGGGGAAATGGTTTCCTTCCTTTGTAAAGGAAGTAAGATATAGTCAGTACCATTGGAAACAATGGAGTAATATGCACAGCGGCTCAAAATAAAGCTGAGTCTGGTGAATTTGTTGATTCAATTGGTGAATTAATTGAAATGTGTGAAAAAGAAGGATATATTGAAAGATTTTATGTGGATGAACCTAATGATAAAGTTGATTTTACAATAAAAGATATGCAACGATATACTCGCACATTGATTGAAGAAGAAACAAATTTAAGCAATATGATTGAACAAGCAATAAAACAAAATGCTAAAGAAGATGAAGATGCTTCTAAGAATACTGAAAGTGACATTGTTGATGATGCTGATATGAGCATTGAAGATTTAGAAAAGACTCTTGAAGATAAAGATTTTGAAGATTTTAGTGAATTTTTAGATTCTGAGCAAGGCAGCATCGATGACACATTAGATGCTCTCTTAAATGGAGAGGGGGAAATCTAATGGCTTTACAGGATTTATTAGATATTTCAACTCAACGAAAAAAAATTGGTATATCAGAGGAACGCATTGAAGCTGTAATGCCTGTTATAAGGTAGTATACAGCTTTTTGGCGTGAATATCCTGATTTATTTGTTGATTTTTTAGTAAGAGGTTAGCGTACAGAAGCGAAAGAAGGAGAATTTAAATTCTACTTCTATCAGCGAGTGTTCTTGCGCTCGGTAATGCGATACCAGTATGTGTATGCGGTTTTTCCCCGTCGAATATGTGCGGGAGGCAATAGAAATATTGTCTAAGAATCTATTTAATTGCTGGGATATCTTATATTATAATATAAGACAATCAGCAGCTAAGTTATTTAAAAAGGAGAACTTTATATATGGAAAAGCTAATTAGCGAGCTTTGTCCTGAAATAAAAGATTGTTATATTATTAATGATCAGGGCGAAATACGTAATATTAATACAGGAAATACGATAAAACAAAAAATAGAAAAAGATGGATATATGAGAGTTTCTTTAATGAAAAAAGGTGGAGGAACCACTTATAGATAGGTTCATCGGTTATTAATGATGGCTTTTAAGCCTGTTGAAAATATGGATAAATTACAAGTAAATCATATTGATGGAAATAAATAGCATAATGATTTTAGTAATTTAGAGTGGGTAACCCCTAAAGAGAATATCCATCATGCTATAAAGAATAATTTAACTAATTTTGAATATTTGCAAGGTGAAAAAACTAATTTAGCAAATTACACAGAAGAAGATGCTAAAAAAGTTATTGAATTATTAAAAACTAATGAATATACTGATAAAGAGATTAGTGAAATAACAGGACTGCCTGTAAGAAATTTTATAGCAAGAATTAGACGTAAAGAAACTTGGAAATATTTAACTAAAAATATTACTACTCCCCTAGGTAAAGCAGAAAGAAAAACTTTCCTTTTTAAATAAAAAGTTCAACGACTATCCTGAAAAGGAGTAGATTACAAGTGATTGGTAATCGAAAAGGTAGACCCCTAACGTAAAGTCGAGGGTGAAGATATAGTCTCATCTATATGGTGACATATAGCAGTTCATAAGAGAACGTATACAGAAATAGCGAGCTGTATAGAAGAAAAAATGGCATATTCCAAGTCTTTCTTATCGGTGATGACACTCATGATTAGATGCATCCTTTATCCTGGAGCACATCTCTTCGTTACGTCTGGTGGTAAAGAGCAAGGAGCCAGCATTTTGCACGACAAAGTAAATGAAATTTGTGACTTGATCCCAAGCTTTAGGCGTGAAATAGACTGGTCACGTGGTAAAACTTTAGAGGGAAAAGATAAGGTGCGTTATGTATTTAAAAATGGTTCTATTCTTGATAACCTTGCCGCAAGAGAAAGTACTCGTGGTCAACGTAGACATGGCGGCTTGATGGAAGAGTGTGTTGGTATTGATGATGCTATTCTTCGCGAAGTCATTATTCCTGTCATGGCTATTGACCGTAGAGCGAAAGATGGCACGACTCATGAAGAAGAGTCCCTGAACAAATCGCAGATTTATATCACGACCGCAGGCTACAAAGGTACTTACCCATACGATCGTTTAATTGGGTTATTAGTGCGTATGATTACTTAGCCAGACCGCTGCATGATTCTTGGTGGCACATGGCGCACTCCTGTTGCTGTTGGATTACAAAGAAAAACATTTATTACAGACCAAAAGAACGAAGGAACTTACAATGAAGCTTCCTTTGAGCGAGAGTATGAGTCGAAGTGGTCTGGGACAGTGGAGGATGCATTTTTCAACTCTGAGGTCTTTGAAAGAAACCGTATATTAAAGCAACCAGAATATGAGGCTTCTGGACGCTCTAGTAAGTCTAGTTTTTATGTATTATCCGCAGACGTTGGTCGTAAAGGCTGCGATACAGTAATTTGTGTATTTAAGGTTACTCCTTAGCCACAAGGCGCAGCTATAAAAACATTAGTTAATATCTATGTATTATCTGATGAACACATGGAAGACTAGGCAATTAAATTAAAGAAACTATTTTATAAATATCATGCCCGAAGATTAGTTATTGATGCTAATGGCTTAGGTATTGGCCTATTGGATTATTTAATTAAGCCTCAAATTGATCCAGATACAAATGATACTTATCCTGATTTCGGTGTTTATAATGATGAAGATGGATATTATAAAAAATATCGTACTGCAGGTTGTGAGCAAGATGCTATTTATTAGTTAAAAGCGAATGCTCCTATTAACACAGAAGCTCATGCAAATGCGCGTTCTTAGATGTCTTCTGGTAAGGTTAAATTTTTAATTGATGAGCGTCTTGCAAAGAATAAATTACTTGGGACAAAAGTAGGTTAGAATATGAAGCCAGAAGAAAGGGCAGAATATTTAAAACCATTTACCCTAACTTCCATATTAAAAGACGAGATGATGAATCTGCGTGAAGAAAATGAAGGATTAAATATCATTTTGAAACAGGCGAATCGAGGCATCAGAAAAGACAAATTCTCGGCTTTTGAGTATGGCCTTTACTATATAAAGCAAGAAGAAGAAAATAAGAAAAAGCGTAAAAAATTCAACGCTAAAGAATGGATGTTAATGAATTAATCAGAAAGGAGAGGAAACTTATGAGAGCATCAAGAGGAGAAATTAAAATTGAAGAAATTCTGCGTAAAGCTGAATTACCATTTAAAATGGAGTATATTTTTCCAGATTTAAGAAGCCCAAATGGACGTCCTCTCCGATTTGATTTTGTTATATTTGATGATGATGGGAATATTGATTTTATCATCGAATACTAGGGTAAATAGCATTATGAACCTAGTTAGAAATTTGGTGGTAAAAGAGGTTTCTATCAATAGCAATATAATGATAACCAAAAACGGAGATTTTGCGCGTTACATGGTTTTAATCTTATCGAAATTCCATATACCGATGAAGACCTTGTTTCATATGATTATATTATGAAAAAAGCTGGTTATTAAGGAGGTGGAATTTTGGAAACTAGAAATGAACAGATTCATGCTAAAGGTTTTGACATGAATGGTTATAAAGATTATGCGGCTATAGATTAGCCAAATGAATATAAACGGATTAAAGTTGGTGTAAAACAGCTTGATAATGCTACTTTAAATCTAGGTACAGTGCGTCAAGCTGGTCCTGGTTATAGTTTTACTAATAAAAATTATATTGTTCAATGCTTAATGCGGAATGATATTCGGGAATTGCGAGCAATTTCTAATTTTTATTATAGTGTAAATGGTGTTTATGAAAGAGTTTGTAATTATTTTGCTTTTCTTTATAGATATGATTGGTATGTTGCTCCTGAAATACTTGATGATTCAGTAAAGAATGAAAAAGTTTTAAAAGATTTTTCAAAAGTATTAAATTATTTAGATAATTCTTATATTAAAAAGATGTGTGGAGATATTGCTCTTGAAGTTATTAAAAATGGATGTTATTATGGTTATATGGTTCCTAATTCAGATGGTATCGTATTACAACAATTGCCAGTGCAATACTGCCGTTCAAGATACACTGTAAATGGCGTACCTGCTGTAGAATTTAATATGAGATTTTTCGATACTTTTAGCGATATTAATTATCGTATGAAAGTATTAAATCTATTTCCTGATGAATTTAAAAAAGGGTATTTACTTTGGAAACAAAATAAATTACAACAAGATTTAGTCCGTACTGAAGATGGTAATTGGAGATATTATGATTATGGTGCTTGGTATCTACTTGACATTAATTCTACTGTAAAATTTAATTATAATGGTAGTGATGTCCCAATGTTTGTAAATGCGATTCCCGCTTTACTTGATTTAGATGCCGCACAAGACCTAGACCGCAGAAAACAAATGCAAAAATTATTGAAAATTATTGTTCAAAAGCTTCCATTAGACAAAAATGGTGATTTAATTTTTGATGTTGATGAAGCTAAAGATATTCATAATAATGCTGTTGAAATGTTACGTTAGGCTATTGGAGTAGATGTGTTGACTACATTTACTGATGTTGATTCTATTGACTTGTCTGATAGTACAACTACAACTAGCTCTGATGACTTGGAAAGAGTAGAAAGAGCAGCTTTTAATGCTTTTGGTATTTCATAGAATTTATTTAATACTGATGGTAATTCTTAATGATGAATCTTCTGTGCGTGATTTGCTTTTGCAATTTGGAATGTTCTTTGATAGAATTACAAGAAAGAAATTCGCTACTGGTAAAAAATATAATTTTAGATTTTATATGCTTGAAACTACGTAGTATAATTATAAAGATTTGTCTAAGATGTACAAAGAACAAACACAACTTGGCTATTCTAAGATGCTACCACAAATTGCTCTTGGACACTCACAAAGTTTTATTTTGAATACTGCAACTTTTGAAAATGAAGTTTTGAATCTAACTGAAATTATGATTCCTCCATTAATGAGTTCTACTATGAGTAGTGCTGATGTTTTGGGTAAAAATCAATAGACAACCCAATAGAATTCTAATAGTAATACAGAGAGTAAAATCTCTTCTACTTCAGAAAAGTCTGCGGGACGTCCTGAAAAAGAAGATGATTAGAAGAGCGAAAAGACTATTTAGAATAGAGAATCAATGAGTTAAGGAGGATAATATGGCAGTACATTCAAGCGTTAGGCTAGAAGTGCCTATTGAGGCTATTAATATAACTCCTGTTAATCCTCTAATTTCTAAATGCCAAATTAAAGTGTGTTATGTTGGTGAAGAGCCAAATCGTAATAAAAGTATTATTACAAAAGATGTTGCGCGCAGCATGGCTAACAGTCTCCCAGGGTCTCCTATTGTTGGTTATTTTAACGAGCAAAAAGGAGATTTTGAGGAGCACAACCGCATGATTGATGTTTCTAATGGCAAATTTGAAATTAAGGATACAACAAGACCATATGGCTTTGTTGATTTAAATGCTAAAGTATGGTTTCAAAAATTCCTTGATGATGGCATTGATGAACATGAATATTTGATGACTGAAGGGTGGCTATGGACTAGCCAATACCCTGAGTGTCAAAGAATTGTAAATCGTGGCAATAATCAATCTATGGAACTTGATGAAAAAACTTTAGATGCTACATGGTCAAAAAATGAAAATGGTGAGCCTCAATTTTTTATAATTAATGAAGCAATTATTTCAAAACTTTGTATTTTAGGTGATGACTGTGAGCCTTGTTTTGAAGGCGCTAATATCACAGCACCAACTATTCAATTTTCTTTTGACGAAGGATTTAAAAATCAATTATTTTCTATGATGGAAGAGTTAAAAGAATATTTAGTAAGTGAAGGAGGAACAAACGTGTATACTACTTATGCCGTAGATATTGGAGATGGTTTGTGGACCGCCCTTTATACTTATATTGAAGAGACTTTCCCTGATTCTCAAAATATGTATTGTTCTATTTATAGAATTGAAGGTGTTTTTGAGGAGAATGGTACTAAATTTGCTGTGCTTCAAAACCGCAAGGATATGAAGTATTACAAGCTAGTTTTTTCTTATAATGATGAAGGCTTCTCTCCAACAGGTACTTTAGTTGAGGTAACTAAGACTTATACTCCTGCTTCTGAGCCACAATTTGCTTTAGCTGATGTTGAAGCTTTTGAAACCGAGTATGCCTCTAATAAAAAAGAGAAAAATGAGGGCAAAACTGGTGAAGAAGATGATAAGAATTCTGATAATACATCAGAAGGCAGTGAAGATGGAGATAATACCAATACTGAAGACGATGACGATGAAAAGAAAAAGAAAGATAAGAAGTTTGCTAAGGAAGAAGATGGAGAAGAGACTTGTCCTAAGTGCGGTAAGCCTTTGAGCGAATGCACTTGTGAGAAGGATGATGACAAGAAGAAGAATTATTCTCTTGATGAAATTCCTGAATATGTAGAGCTACAAACTAAGTATGCAGCTCTTGAAACCAATTACAATTCCTTAAAGTCTGAGAAAGACACTCTTAGTACTCAGGTAGAATCTTTGACACAGTTTAAGAATCAAGTTGAGCGCAAGGATAAGGAAGATATGATTGCAAAATTCTATATGCTTTCTGATGAAGATAAAGCCGATGTCGTTGCTAATATTGACACGTATTCTTTAGATAAAATTGAAGAAAAGCTTTCTGTTATTTGTGTTCGCAACAAGGTTAATTTGAGCCTTGACGATGATACCAAGGAACCCGCAGGTCCTACTGTGTTTAACTTGAATGATGGCGATGATGGTGCTACTCCTGCTTGGGTAAAGCGCGCATTGTCTGTTGCGAAAACTCTACAATAAAATTAAGGAGGATATACAATGCTTAGTGATTTTTTGACTAAAAATGGCATCAAGTCTCAGGCAAAGTACGTTGAGTATGGCTATGGCCAGGTTGAACCTAACCATCTGTCTGCTCAAAGAACTGCTCAGGTATATGCACAGTTGCCTGCAGATGCTAATATTGAAGTTTTAGAGCAAGGTCAGTTTGTTAAGTATGATTATGCTACTGGACTTGTGAATTTCACCGGTAAGGGTGAATGGATGCTGGTGTATAACGAGATTAAGCTATATCGTGACCACCAGATTGATTGCGAATTCGCAATGGTGAAGGATAATTATCAGGCTCGTATTTATAGTCCATTCGGTTTTGGTCTGGATGCAAAGGGCAATGCTACTGTTGATACTGTTTGGGATAGACAGTCTCGTTATTACAATGGTAAGGATTCTGCTGGAAATACTTCTAGTGATACCTTCTTCCCCACTTATGCTAAGACCACCGATACCACTGTCGATTCTAGCAAGACTTATTACACTCTGACTGATGGTACTTATACCAAGGTTGAGAGTCCAGAAGATAGTGCTATTGCTACTTATTATGTTTTGACTCATTATGATGATGTGACTGCTGCTCCTGATATGTATGAGCCCCACTATAATGAGGATCCATTCCACATTGAAGGCCCTTATAAACCTCAGAGAATGCCTGAAGGCACCACCATGGTACCTCGCGTGTTCAAGACCAATGTGGGTGATATTTATACTACTAATACAATCAATGAGACTAGCTTGGCTGTTGGAGATATCCTGACTCCTGGTGAGTCTGATGGTATTCTGACTAAGACTGGCGCTGAAGACGCTACCATGCAGTGGCAGGTTGTTAAGGTTTATACCATGCCTGACCATCAACGTGGTGTTAAACTAATGCGTATTGCTTAATGAAAGGAGAGAAGAATAATGCTAGATAGAACTAATTTAGTTGCTTTGATGAAGCAAGTTGCCAAGGCTGATCCTTCTGCTCCTACCGCTTATAGTTTTAACGGTCAGAATCTGAGCTATGAGGCTCTTAATGAGACTCTGCGCCAGGAGCTGAATGAGTTGGCTGGTACTTATTCTCTGTATCGTGAGAATAAGAATTTGATTTTCTCTATTATTGAAGAGACTTTGGACGAAGTTCTTCCCAAGAAGGTTGAAGAGCGTTATGACCAATTTGCGGAGACCCGCACTTTTGCTCAGGGTGACAAGCCCATTTTCCGTCGTAAGCTGACTTCTAACAAGCGCGCAAAGCAGTTTGTTACTCGTGTCGGTCTAGCTGGCATCTATGAAGTGTTTAAGCTGGGTAAGAACGAGGAAGCTTTCGAAGTCCGCACCTCTGCTATCGGTGGAGCTGCTCAGATTGGATTTGAGGAGTTCCTTGATGGTCGTGTTGATTTTGCTGAGGTAACTCAAATTATCATGGAGGGCATGGACGAGCTGATCTATAAGGAAGTTGAAGCTGCTCTAAAGGCTTCTATTAATCAGCTACCTCCCGCCAATCGTGTTGCCGCTGCTGGCTTTGATGAGGCTGCTTTTGACAAGCTGATTATGATTGCTTCTGCTTATGGTACTCCTACTATTTATTGTACTTATGAGTTCGCTGTTCGTATGATTCCTCAAGAGGCTTGGAGATACACTGAGGCCATGAAGACTGAGCTGTGGACTAAGGGTCGTCTTGCTGACTATAAGGGCACTAAGGTTGTTATCATGGAGCAGGGCTTCGAGGATGAGACCAATAGCCGCAAGGTAATTGATCCCGGTTATGCTTGGGTCATTCCTACTGGTGCTGATGGTAAGCCTGTGAAGATTGCTTTCGAGGGTAATACTATTGTTGATGAATTCAGCAATCCTGGCGATCGCTCTCGTGAGATTCAGGTTTATAAGAAGGTCGGCGTTGTTTGTATGCTGGCTAACAACATTTGCGCTTATGTTGATACTTCTTTGGTTGGTCAGATGGATACCTGGAGCCTTGATGGCGTAACTGGTAATGTTCTGACTTATGATGGTCGTACTTCTGGTACTAAGGCCTAATTTAACCTAGGTAATTTAATATAAATAAAAACTGGGGAGAAGGGATGCTTCCCTTCTCCCCTTATTTTTTATAATAGAGAAAAAGGAGATAAATTATGGATACTAATAAGACCTATACCGTTAAAAATAGAAGTTCTAGTATGGTAGTTTATAGAATCCCTGAAGCGGGTATTCGTAGAGAATTTGCGCCTGGTGAAGCAAAGAAGATTGCTTTTGATGAACTTGAGAAGCTTTCTTATCAAGCTGGTGGCCGCAGTTTAATGACTAATTTTTTGCAAATTACTGATGAAAGTGTTACTCAAGAATTGAATATTCATACTGAGAATGAGTATTACATGTCTGAGGAGCAAGTTGTTGAACTAATTAAGACTGGTAGCTATGAAGCGTTTTTGGATGCTCTTGATTATGCTCCTACTGGAGTTATTGATTTGATTAAATCTTTTGCAGTTTCTATCCCTATGGAAGATTTAAAGAAGAGAAATGCGCTATTAGAAAAAACTGGATTTGATGTTTCTAAGGCTCTCCAACACGTCCAAGAGGAAAAAGTTGAGAACGAGACTTCTTCTACTGCTACTACAGAGACCACTACAAATACTCGTAGAACTGCTACCAATTACAAGGTTGTAACTAAGACTGCCGAGTCTGAATGATAACTACGGGAGGCGAGAATAATGGCAACAGAAACTAAATTTGCAACTATTTATAATCGCTTTCTTGGTAAAATTACTGATGATATGTATATGGAATTAACTCCAGAAGATACTGTAAAAGACTTGCAAAAGTTGTTAGTAAATTCTATTCCAGAATTTGAATTTCCTCGTCAAAATCTTTATGATTATACTATTGCGACTGAGATTATTGATGAAACAACTTTAGAAACAGAAGACTTTGTATTAGGTATCGTTTGGGATGAACTTCCAGAAGATGCAGAAACCCCAACTAGAGTTCTTGTTGAACATTCTTGCTTTAATGTAGAATTAACAGAAGAAGAAATTAATATACTTGCTATATTAATGATGAACGCTTGGCTTCAGAGACAAATTACTTCTATTGAAAATATCCGTATGAAATATAGTGGTTCAGACTTTAAGATGACTTCTTAGGCTAACCATTTATCTAAATTACTGAGTCTTTAGACTGAAACTTAGAGACAATCTTTTCATATGCAACGTTTATATAAAAGACGCCGTTTTGCAGATGATGGAAAATATGAATCTAATTGGTCTGTTCTCAGAGAGAAGAGCGCAGTTTAGTGATTACTAAATATGGCTTTGTTATTTCAGTAGAAGTTTTTGATAAAAATATTACCCGATTAACTAATCAGCTTTGGAAATTAATTCCAATGCGAGAAAATAACGAAGATTGGGAAAAACAATTAAATACTGTTGTTTTAGAAATTGCGGGATTGAATGAGATATTTCATTTAGACCCGCATTTCGTTTAGTTGCTATCTAAATTAGAAGGTCTAATGATTGAAGAAACAACTTTTAATGAATATAGAAGAACAGTATTTGAGTCTTTAAGTCTGTTATAGGAGATTAAAAATGAAGTCACCAGAACAGGAAAGAATTGAACGTAAATATCTTGAAGACAATTTGTTCTATAAGTTGATGGGATACCGCATCGGTGCACATTCTTCTCCGACTTTTGTTCCTTCTGCAGTTGAAGGAGTTAATGATATGGCTGATTTGTTGAAGTACCAAGGCGGTAAATATCAACAAAATAGAATGATAAAAGATAAGCGAGCTTCATTAGATAAAGCTTTACGCTATTCTTATCAAGCCGCATCAGTAAAATTAGTAGATAGTGATTAGCCTTTTTAGGCTTTAATTAATCCTAATAAAGTAAAATAGGATTATGATGAAAAAATTATTTCCATTGGATATGAAAGTAATTACTAGCCAGGAGATGTATTTGAATGGATAAATACTGGAACTTATTGGTTAGTCTATTTGCAAGAAACAACTGAATTAGCTTATTTTAGAGCAAATATTAGAAAGTGTTCTTATCAAATCCAATGGGTTGATGAAGATAATCAGATTCATAGTACTTATGTATCATTGCGTGGGCCTGTTGAAACTCAGATAAATTATTTCCAAAAGCATTTAACTAGTATTGATACACCTAATTACTCTTTAAATTTGTTAATGCCAAAAAATAAAGAAACATTAACTTATTTTAAAAGATATGCTAAGTTCTATATTACAGGACTTGAAGAAGGAGATACAAATATCTGTTGGAGAGTTGAAGCTGTTAATTCTCTGAGCATGCCAGGCGTTTTAGAGGTCACCGCAGAAGAGTATTATGCAAATGAGTTTGAAGATGATGGTGTT